TATCTCGGCGATTTCGGGGAGCGAAAACACCGCCCTCACTGGCACGTCGAAACGCGAATTCCACAAGTCGGCGGCCTCCTGTATAGTCGCACAGACAGGCAACATCGCGCCGCACTCGGGGCAATTCGCCATATATTCGCCCTCTTTTAGCTCCTCGACCACGGCTTCCTCGCCGCAGAACGGACATCTTTCAAGCTCGAGTTTATATTCGCTGTCCATTATTCCACCTCCCTAAAATCCGCCCAGCGGATAACGTAAAATTCGAGCGTTTTGAAACCGTATTTTTCGGCGAAAAACTCCCAAAATCTCGACAAAGACGGGAAGCCGTCCATTAGCGCGATAAGCTCGAGGTCGTCGTCGCGCAACCCCGCGAGCCCGAACGGCAATCTAACCCAGGCACGCCGTGCCGCGGGGGTTAAAAATATCGGCGTAATGCTTTCGACAACCGCCTCGCCGAGCTTGCGGGCGCGAGGCGTCCCCAAGCCCGTGTACAAGTCGAGCCTGTCGCCCGCCTTTACGTTCGCCCATTTGTCCGACGCGCGGCGGATAGTCTGCCGCTTTTCGCCCGACTTAATCTTGCCCGCAAAAACAACAAAATTTACGTCCATATTCCGCCCCTCACCTTTCGTCTCCGTTGCCATTGATTACGCCGCGAGCCTGCCTGTCGCGCAGCTTTGCAAGGTTGATTTCCGCGACCTGCTCGAGTGTATAGTCAAATCTGCAAGCCAAATCTCCAAGCTCGGCGATAAGGTCATTGAAATAACCGCCGCAGTCATTGATAGTATCCAACGCATAACAGGCTACCCGAATTATTGTGTATTCGGCAGTCGCGCCATTGTGCGTGTCCATTTTAAAACTCTCTTTGAGTTCGGCAGAAAAATTCGTGTCGTGTTCCCTGTCGTAGTAGTCCGCCAAATTTGCAACAAACCACAAAATGTCGCCCAGTTCCTTAATAAACGCTTTCTCGTCCCAAACGCCGTCGCGGGTACGCTTTGCGAGCTTGCCTGCCGCTTCGCCGACCTCCTCGATTAAGCCGAGCGTCAAGTATTCTTCGTTGTTCGCCGTCGCCGTCCTAAACTTCACGGCTTCGCGCTGGTAGTCCTCGAATGTCATATATTTTTCCTCCTTTTTAATGAAGAATTAAGAATGAAGAATGAAGAATTGGGGTTAGCTCCGCTTGCGCGGGCAAACCCTATTCTCTCACAGGTGTCGCCGTTTGCTTTATGATGGGTCATAAAACTTTCGGGAACGCCTGCGAGTGTCGAGGATTGCAAGGCTGCGCCGAAGCAATCCCAGTTCTTCGTTCTTCGTTCTTCATTCTTAATTCTCATCGCCTTACTCTTTTCAGCATTTCGTCAATTTTGCCCAACACCCGTTCCAAAACAGGTTCATCGCGGCGCGGAATCTTGACAGCGGCAAGAGCCGTCAAAATCACGCGCAACTCGTCGCCGTCAAAACGCCTCGCCGCCGTTGCCATAGTGCGACACATCTGCGCAGCCTTTTTCTTTGCGGCAATGCCGTTGAGCACACCCACATCGCCCGTGCTCGTCGTCATCGCAACCCCCTTTCGCGCCCGAGCTGCCTGCGAACGTCCGCCAACGCCTGCTCAAGCTCCACAATCCGCCGCGCCTTGTTAACAACCGCCGCTTCGAGCGCCCGCAAATAGTCGTCCGCCTCGCCCTGCAAATACACCTTGCAACCGCCGAGCAACCCGCCCGCAACGTGCGCCTTGGGCTTGCAAACATCACCTTTCGCCTTATCGTCCATCTTTTCCGCCCTCCTACGCCGACTCCTGCGCTGACTCCTGCGCCCATTCCCGCGCCAGCGTGTGGAACACGTTCACGATAAAATTTGAACGGTTGCGGTTGTCCTCCTCCGCCATTTTGTCGATAGCCTCAACTAAGTCGGGCGGCAGACTGATTGATACTTGCGTCATCTTGACCGTGTTTTGCTTTTTTTTCGCGCGCCATATTATTTACCCTCCGATTCGCTCGATTTCGGACGCGGCAACACACAGGCAATTAACGCCTCGCACTCTTTGCGCGTTGCAAAAACGCCGTTTTCGCCGATAACCGTGCCCCTGTTTCCGCCAGTCGTCGTGTAGCCCGCAAAAACCGACTTCCCGTCCGCGCCGTACAAATAGACAACCCCCGAAATTTTGCATTGGACAAAATATTGTTCGTCTTTCCCGCACTTTACGCCGAAAAGCGGAGTCCACACATCGTCCCCGAGCTTGTACTTGGGACTTTTTTCTTGATTTATTTCATCATTCATATTTTTTTCTCCTTATAATTTTGTTAGTATATTCATTCAGCCCGCCCCGCGCGGGCTTTTTTGCCGAAAATCAAAGCGCAAACCCGAGCCACACAGTCGCAGCACACACCCCGCAAAGCAGCACATACCCGACCCACTCGCCGATACCGCGCATAAACTCGCGCACACGCGCCGCGCGCACCTCTTCGGCAAACCGCTCGATATACCGCCCCGAGTAGTCGTCGATAATCTCGGGGTTCAACCCACTCCGCCTCTGCCCGTTCATCGCGCCGCCTTGATTTGATTGAGCCAAACGCGACTATACGAGCGGGCTCCGACTTTTACCGAGGGATTGTCGGCGACAATGCGCCCCAACTTCCTGCGCGAACAATTCAAAATCCTGCAAGCTTCGCGCCAGTCGCACTCCTTAGATTTCGGTTCAAGGCGAGCCAGAACAATATCGGCGACCAAGTTCGCCATTTGCGTTAATTCAATCGTTGTCATATTTACACCCTTTCTTTCTTTGTCTTGGATTTGCCTTTGCGAGCATCAAGAGCCTCGCGAAGAAGTTTGCGGTACGCCGCCGAGTCATTCCCGTCGAATTCCGCAGCGGATATACGCTTTACCTCCGCCACTATTTCCACAGGCACGTTCGATATATTGATGTAGGTTTTCATAAATTCATGCGCTTTTCGCACAACACCGCGCGACTTGTCAAGGGAATTTTTATTATTTTTTATTCCGCCTACAGTTAAAAAGGCATCGCTATCCCCGTTTGATAAAATGATAAATTTTTGAAAAAAACATTTGACTTTTTCAAACAGAAGCGCAACAATACACGCATAATTTAAGTTCTTTCACAGGTCAAAAAAAAATCGCGGCGGGGAGTACCCGTCGCGAAGACCTCACACTAATACTAAAAAAAAGAGGAGGTTGAAATGATAATCAAAGTCCTGAAATTACTGCTGATTATCATCAAGGCGATAATAGAAGTTATTACCTTGTTAAAGTCAAGCTAAAACTTGACCACGCGCCCCGCGGGGTGCGTGCCCTCCTGTTTTTAACGGCAAAATAAAAGAAAAAAATAAAATGGAAAACGAAGAAAAAAAGGAAAGACGCGGCGGAGCCCGCAAGGGCGCGGGGAGAAAACCCAAAGACGACGGGGAAAAACGCCGTGCGCGCATACTGATGTTGACCGACAGAGAAAAGGCGGCAGTCGATAAAATGCGGGGGAATATGAGTTTTTCGGAATTTATCCGCCAAAAGCTCGGATTTCCCGACCGATAATTCCCGCGCGCCGCATTGGAAGAATTCGGCAACCGCGCCTTTTTATCGCAAGAGCCAGACACCCCCGTGCGGCAAATCCGCCAGAATATCGCCACTGCCCCACCCCAAACACGCATAAATTAATCAAAAATTTTTTAAAAATTTTAAAAAAAAGGTGGAAAATAAGCCCATCATATGGTCTAATAACACCCATAATGAGCACCAATATAGCCCCAAAACAGCCGCACAAGCCGCTTGTAAACTACGTTTCCGCCGACAGGATTCGTAGGATAGTCGCGTTGCGTTCGCGCGGAAACATAAATCTACAACGCGGGGCTTACTGCACATCTGCCGACATCGAAAAAAGACGTGAAAAAATAGCGAGATATGATTTTTCACGATTCTAACAAAAGTCTTTTCGAACAATTAAGCAGCCTCCATAAAGCCGCCGAATTGGCGATAAAAGAGTCGGAAAGTTATAACTCCGAAATTCCGATACCCGCGCTGAAAGAATTGCGCGACGCCTATCATCATTTCGACAACGCCTTGCAACTGGATATTGCCACCGACCAAGAAAAAGAATTGTATCGGGCAATTTCGCACTGCAAGCGCGCCTATTTTGACTCGAAAGAATGCACGTTTCAGTACCTTTTGGAAAATACGGAATCCATAAAAGAAAAACTCGATAGGTATGTTTTTATTTTAGGGCAATACATACCCGAATATCCAACCCATAAGAAAAATATAAAAGCGGCACTCTCTTTTTACCACGAAATAAAAGACTTAAAAGTTGAAGCGCGCGAAACTCGATATTCGGAATGCGATAAACACATAGCCAATCTAAAGGCTTTCATTCAGGCTTACAGCGACTTGGAAGACGACATACTCGCGGATATTTACAATCGCAAGAGAACGGTTCGCATAGGGGCAATTATAGGAATATTGGGTATACTTTGTAGCATTATAGCCTTTTTTTAAAGATACATACCGAGTTTTGGTACGATTTTTCTAAAAAACCGATTGACAAAATGACGATTGCCGAGATATTCCCGAACATAAATTCAACCCACCCGAAAGGGCTTTGGGAGTCTCCTTAAAAAAGGCGGCTCCTTTCTTTTTTTTATGCAATGACCCAACACAAGGAGGCAAATATGACCGTAAAAGTATATCACAACAATAAAAAGGCGTTGGAATGCGACAAACTCGGACACAATGGAGCAAAAGCTGCGGTTAAAATCGGAGAATACGTTGCGCAGACGTGCGCAAAATCAAGACTAAATACAATACACACCTTTGAGGTCAAAAGCGAACATACGCGCCAAATTCTCTGCGCATATTACGATTTTCAAGCCCAAGAATGGAAGACAAAGGAAGTCTGCGCAATAAACGCCTAATCCCTCAAATTTGTCGCCAAATTGTCGCCAAAATCCCGCAACATATTGATTTTCAAAACAGTCCCCAAGGCTTCCCAAGCTCGATGTTGAGAGTTCGACCCTCTTCGCCCGCTCCCCTTTTAAACACCGCAAACCCGCTCTATTAAAGACATTAGAGGCGGGTTTTGTTTTTAGTCCGCTTGGCTGGTTTGGCTTGGAAAATCGGCAAAAATAAGCCAAAAATCATTGATTTTTGTCGCCATTGTCGCCACTTTTATTTGTATGAAATCCGCAAAAGTTTACAGGCGCAACAGAATCAAAAAACCGTTCGAAGTAAAATTCTGGAATGATGACGGAAAGCGCGTGTCGATTTCGTTTGCAAATAAAATTGAAGCCGACGCCTTTGCCAAGGAACGCAACAACGAGCACAAACTACCCCCGCAACTTCAATTCACCACTCAGGAGCGTATCGAATTTGCCAAATTCAGGGAAATTGCCATAGAAAAAGATATGCCGTTGACTACGGCCGTACAGGTTGCTGCGGATTACCTAAAAAGGCTTACATCGAAAAAAACAACATTTGCCGAGCTTTTCGCGGACTACCTCTCCCTCTGCGCCAAACGCCAAATGCGCCCGTCGACGCAATCGTATTACCGCCAAAGCCTCGACCGTTTCGGAAAATTCATCGGAGGCGATACCCCTATCCACGAAATTGATACTTTAAAAATTCAAACCTACCTTTTATCGATTGGAACACGCGAACACGCAAAACGCGTTTTGAGTGCGTTTTTCCAATACGCCAAAGAGCGAGAATATATCCCCCAAAACTTAGTCAAAAATATTTCCCTGCCCAAGGCGCTATCCAACAGGGAAATCCCCAAAATACTGACACCGACGCAAACGGAGGAAAACCTGCAATCGCTCCCCGACGAATACAAACCCGCCTTTGCGTTGATGGCTTTTTGCGGAGTGCGTCCCGACGAAATCTGCAATGATGTTCAAAAATCCGTCGTAAAATGGGAAGACATAAACTTCGACACAAAAAAAATCACTATTCGAGCCGATGTTGCAAAAACGAGGACGGCGCGGATTATATCTGACGCCCCCGAAAATGTATGGGAATGGCTTTCAATCGATATTCCCCCGCATCAAAAAAGCGAAAATATATTTCCGCGCTCGTACTCGACATTTCGAATCGCCCGTCGAAATATGCCCAACAAACTGACTCACGACGTATTTCGACACAGTTTCGCCTCGTACGCCTACCACTATATGGGGATAGAAAAAGCCGTTGAAATAATGGGGCAAGAGGGCGGCTTTGCGGTCTACAAAAAACACTACAAGTCAATCGCGACGATTGCGGACTCGCGGAAATATTTTTCCATTCTGCCGACAAAACGAAAATTTATTGAATAACAAAGGTTTTTTAGCGAAAGCGGCACTTGTCGCTTTTTTGTGCAATTTTTTTGAAAAAGTTCTTGACTTCATTCAAACACAATGCAATAATACGCGCATAATTTAAGTTCTTTGGTAGTAAAAAAAATCGCCGCAAGTGTGGAGCTTGCGGCGACTACCTCAAGAGAGGAGGTGATTAAGATGAAGATGTTAA